GCGGGCATCCTGCGCATGACCCTCGACGGCTTCAAGGAAGCGCAAGCCTACGCCGACGAGATCCAGTCCGGCATCCGCTTCACCGAAGCCAACGTCACCAGTTTTGCGATTTCCGTCTTCATCGAAGCACGTAGGAGTGGAAAGTAATGGTCACACGGAAACAATGGAGGGTGCTCTATCGGGCACTCCTCGAATATCAAATCCTGGCGAGCATCCGCTACCAGGACTCGCTCGCATCGAGCGCCGACATTCAAGCCTTCTACCGCGCCGATCTCGAGCGGGCGAACGAAGCGCTCGAAATGATCAACCAGGTGCAGGTCGATTGGTCTACGCCCGAGGAGGAAGCCGCATGAGCTACGCCGAAATGCAAACCCTCATCAACCAGCGCGTCTATCTGCCCTCGGACGGCCTGCTGATCGAGTGTGTCGTGAAAAACGTGAAGGCGGCTTATGGCCGCCTGCGCGTGCAAGTGATTCCGATGTCCGGACGCGGCGAAACGTGGGTGGACGCCTCGCGCGTGCGGTTGATCTCTTCGGGGAAGCCGGGAGACTTAGGACCGTGCTACGCGCCCTCAACCCCGCTGGAGGAGGCAAAGTAATGCGGAGGGTTCCGGCGAAGCAGATTCAAAAGCGCCTGATTGGGCGCAGGATTGTTGCCGTGGATCTCTACCCGTTTGCCGATGGGCGCGGCGGCACGGCGACTCAGCCTGTCCTCCACCTCGATAATGGGCGGCGCGTGTGGTTCACGGTGCAGGAAACTGAAGTGGGCGAATACGGCGTGGCGTTCGGCTTCTCGCGCCTGCGCCCGAAGAAGGAGGCAAAGTAATGTACTCAATTAAACTGAGCCACGTTCCGGACGGAGCTTACACGGAATGGTATCTCGGCACCGACACCCGAGAGTTCGCCACGCGGCAGGAAGCGGAAACGGTGGTGCGGCAGTTTGAAGCCGCCAAACGGTCTCGTCCGCAAGACTTCGAGCCGGATATGGAAGCTGAAATTGTGGAGAACGACTAATGCAACGTGACTATACGACCTACGATTACTGGCTGCGCAACGCGCAGGCCGGCCACGAGTGGCGCTGGATGCGCGCCGATCAGTACGACCCGGAAGGCTATTGCAATCTGGCAAACACCGACTACCGGATCACGGAACGCACCGGCTCCGAGCCGAACCCGCAAGACCCGATTCGTTATGAGTATCGCTGCCGCGAGGAGGCAAAGTGAACATGGACAACATCAAAATCTGGAGTTGGGTGTATCTCGAAAGCGAGCCGCGTCTGTGGACGGTCGGCTTTTATGACCCGAACGGCGAGTGGCACCCCGAGAGCGATCACAGCGACCGGGAGGAAGCGGCCAAGCGGGTTCACTACCTGAATGGCGGAAGGCAGGAGGACGAGGCGCGCGATCCGAGAGAGGACGACGACGCTCTCTATCAGCGCTGGTGCGAGCGCTGAGCGCGCTACACTGAGAGCAGTTCGTTTCTGTGAGCTAAGTATTTGGAAGCGTGATGAATCCCAAAGCGCCCGTCGCCTCGAAAGGGGGCGGCGGGCGTTTCGTGCTGGCGGGAGATCCGCTGCCGCCCCGCCGCACCTTTCAAGCGTGGATGTCTTTTGCTCGCGTGACGACGCGCACCGCTGGTGGTGGCTGAGGGCGAACCAGCGCCCCATGAGTTTTCTGTACTGGCGCGGCCCGCATATCCTCACAGGCACGCTCACGCGCGGACGCAACAAGGGCTATGTGCGCAAGCGTCCGGCTGAGACAGCCCGCCCCGATCCCGCACTGAAATAGTACAGTAGTTCCAGACCCCACATCATCCATTCATAAACTCCCTGGAGGAGCGCTTCGGCGCTCCTTTTGCTTTTTCCGGCCCGCTAGCACGCGCTAGGATCCATCGCGGAAGCAGGGGTAAGGGTAGGACATCCCCCCGAAACCGGGTTAAACCGTCGCCAGCGGTAGGCGTCGAGCTTCGCGGGCGTGGTGCGCAGGAGCTTCCGTCCGGCCCGATACGATTCGATCTCGCCGCTCGTCATGAGCGATTGCGCCAGGCGCGGGGACACGCCTAAGACGGCGGCGACTTCTTTGGGACACAAATCTTTTTCCACACTAAGGAAGTGGCGCGAGCCGTCCCAAATAATCTGACACTCGCCGGCGCCGCGCCCGCTCGTCGTTTCGAGCCGTTGAGCGCAAGCGATGACGATACGCGCGGAGCGGCGTGAAAAGCGGTTCGCGTGAGCGACAATATCAGTGCGCCCGGCGAGCGCTCCCCTTCGCCCTTCAACTCTCGAAACGAGAGTTTGACCCCGCCCTAGCTACTAGGCTTTTGTGCCCCTTGGTAATGATTACCAGGCGAACAAATGCCGTGTCGAACGCAACGAACACAACCCGGATGATCCGATGCTATGCCGCGAACGGCTCACGCTTGCGTGATCGCTCGCTGGCGTCCGTCGAAACCCTGCTCTCTCTCGGCAAGGTTTCGGTCTCGCGCAACCGCAAGGGCACCATCACCGGCTGTCAGTTCAAGAGCGACGGCGGCGCGAACCCCATCCTGCAGACGGCCCACTTGGGCCAAATGTACAGCTTTGAACAGCACCTCCCGAGCGGTCACACGTGCTGGAAGCATCGGGCGCTGCTCCAGAGCCAAGCGGTGGAAGCCCTTTTCGGAGAACCCGTGGAATCAAGAACTGATCTCGACCTGTACATCCGGTCGATCTACATGAACGTGGCGCTCAGCGTCAAAGTGGAAGCGCCCCGCACCCGACCGGCCCGGAGCGCCGCGAACGTCGTGAACATTGCCGACTTCGAGCACCTGCGCAAACCCACGCAGCGCAAAGCGAGCGGCCCGTCCCGTCCCATCGAGTTCGATAGCCAGTTGCGCCGCAACGCGGCTTAACTCGCCTTGCGAGGCTTCGCCGTGGGCGTGTCCGCCGATTCGTCAAAGCCTTCCATCACGCGATGGCAGGAGGGACAATTCGGCGGCTGCGCTTTGTAATGCGCGTGGCGCGTCTCCTCCAGCCAGCGCCCCACGAAGCCGCAAACGCGGCACACATACGTTTTCGTTTCGTTCATGCTTCCACCTTAGCGAACGGCTCCTCCTCCCGCTCGTCCTCGGCGGGCCAAGAGCACAAGGCCGGAAACAGCGCGCCGCACAACGGACAGCGCACATGGAGCCGATGCGAGTCGCGGATCACGCGCTCGGCAAAGAAGCTGGCGAGGCCGCACGCCTCGCACACCAGCACCCGTAAACCCTGATTCATCGCTGATCTTTCCGCATCATGAACGGGCGGCAGCCTCCTGGCGAACGCGCGCATCGGGCAGCGGCTTGTAGCACAAGGGGCAGCGCAGCTTGATGTCTTTGTGCAAGCGGATTCCGGGCTCGAAAAAGCTGACCAGGCCGCAACCGGCACAGATGATGCGCTCCGTCCGTGCAGCGACGGCGAGGGGCGCAGAGAACTGGCTCACCTCCTCAGTTTGGCACTATGTTTGACTCACTCGATCACCCGCAACAACGGGCCTTCCTGCGGGCCTACGCCGAAGTCGGCACCGTCTCGGGCGCGGCCAGCGCTGCCGGGATCAGCCGCGAAACGCACTACGAGTGGAAGCGCTCGCACGCCGACTACGCCGAAGCCTATGAGCACGCCCGGCAAATGGCGGGCGGGGCGCTCGAAGACGAAGCGGTACGGCGCGCCCGCTACGGGCAAGTTGAGTACATCGTCTCGCAGGGGCAAGTGGTGGAGTACCAGGGCGAACCGCTCAAGAAACACCGCTACTCGGACGGAATGCTCCTGAAGCTCTTAGGCTCGCACTTGCCCGAACTCTACAAGGAGCGCAAAGAGGTCGAGCATAAGGGCGAAGTGAAGCACAAACACCAGCACGCCTTCGATTACACGAGTTTTTCCGACGAAGAACTCACGACCCTTGAACGACTCGCAGAAAAAGCTCGCACTCCTGGACCTGGCCGCGATCCGGGCGGAACGCCAACGCCGGAAGCGTCGAAAAATTGACACGCTCTTTCCTTCGGTTGGCCCGCATCGCCGCGAACTCTACCCCAAGCATTTAGAGTTCTTCCGGGCAGGCGCCACGCACCGCGAACGGGCCTTTATCGCCGGGAACCGCTGCGGCAAGACGATTGCGGGCGCTTACGAAGTCACGCTCCATCTCACGGGCGAATACCCGGAGTGGTGGGAAGGGCGGCGCTTCGCCTGCCCCACCGACATTTGGGCGGCGGGCGATACCAATAAAACGGTACGCGACATCATCACGCACGAACTGTTAGGCCCGCCGAACGCGCGCGGTACCGGCATGATTCCGGGCGATGCGATTGTGGACGTGAGCAACGCGCGCGGCGTGGCGGATTCGATTGACACCGTGTTTGTGCGGCACGTCTCGGGCGGCACTTCCACGCTCGGCTTCAAGTCGTACAGCGAAGGGCGCGCCAACTTCCAAGGCACGGCCAAGCACGTGATTTGGCTGGACGAGCAAGCGGGCATGGATGTCTACAACGAGTGCCTGATCCGCACGATGGTTCTGCCGGGTATTGCAGAAGGCGGGTTGATTCTTTTAACGTTTACGCCGCTACAAGGTTGGGGCGAGTTAATTGAAGCGTTCCTGACGGCGAAGGAAGAGTAAGCCTTGAAGTTTTTCGTACAAGCCGGTTGGGACCATGTGCCCCATTTGAATCCGGACGTGATCGCGGAGATGGCGAAAGCGTTTCCGCCGCACGAACTGGAGGCGCGGCGCAACGGGACGCCTTCGCTCGGCAGCGGGGCCGTCTACCCGATCCATCCGGACGAATACACCGTGGCGGATTTCGAGATGCCCGCCTTTTGGCCGCGCGCCTTCGGTATGGACATCGGCTGGCGACGTACCGCCGTCGTATGGGGCGCTCACGACCGCGATTCGGATATTGTCTACCTGTATTCCGAGCACTACGCGGGCGAGCAAATCCCGAAAGTTCACGCCGATGCGATCCAATCACGCGGCGCGTATATCCCCGGCGCGATAGACCCTGCTTCCAACGGACGCTCGCAAATTGACGGCGCACGCATGATTGAGCTTTATCAGGCGGAAGGCTTAGACCTCGAACCCGCCGACAACAGCGTGGAGGCGGGAATTTACGCCGTCTGGCAACGGCTGGCGGGCGGCAAGCTGAAAATCTTTGCCAGCCTGACCAACCTGCTCGGGGAAATGAAGCTCTACCGGCGCGATGAGAAGGGCCGCATCGTCAAAGAACGCGATCACGCCTGTGACGCGATGAGGTATCTCATCATGTCCGGCTTGGAACGGGCCAAGACGCCCCCGCTCAAACGCTCGCCTTACTCCTTCGGCTCGGGCGGGCGCGTGTTCAGCGGCTAATTCATGCCCGTCCAGTTAACCATACGCCAACCCGACCGGCCCCGCAACGAAGCGCGCTGCCCGAAGTGCCTGAACCCGCACGGCATCGTGGACGGCGGGCCGAGCCGCAGCGCCCGGCGCGCGTACGACATTCTGCACGACACCTTCGGCGTGCTCCACTGCCCGCATTGCGGCTTCCGCGGCGGGGCGGCCGAGTTCTACCCGGTTCCGAAACCATCTCTTTGAGTACCTACAACATCATTCCCGGCGATGCGCTCCAGGGCCTCGCCACGCTGCCCGCCGAGAGCGTGCAGACGTGCATTACCTCGCCACCCTACTACGGGCTTCGTGATTACGGTGTCGAGGGGCAGATCGGCCTCGAAGACACGCCCGACGCTTTCGTGGCGCGGCTCGTCCAAGTCTTCCGCGAGGTGCGAAGAGTGCTCAAAAACGATGGCTGCATCTGGCTCAACCTGGGCGATAGCTATACCGGCTCGGCTAATTCTGGCGGCACGAATCGCAACGCGGGCGGGCCTGCGGTACGAATCGAGCGGCTCCGCTCCAAGGGCGGCGACGGTCTCAAGCCGAAAGACCTGATCGGCATCCCGTGGCGCGTGGCGCTCGCGCTGCAGGCCGATGGGTGGTATCTGCGCCAGGACATCATTTGGGCGAAACCAAATCCGATGCCCGAGAGCGTGCGCGACCGCTGCACGAAGGCGCATGAGTATTTGTTTTTATTGTCGAAGTCGCCACGCTATTACTTCAACGCCGACGCGATCAAGGAACCAGCGGTAACTGTCGGTGATACGCGGCACCTGCGAACGGACAAAACGATTGAGTTCGCTAGACCGGATGGCGGAAGTCGTGCCCGCACGGGCCAGCCGCAAGCGGCAACCCGCAACAAGCGCTCCGTCTGGACCGTGACGCCGACCCCGTTCAAGGGCAGCCACTTCGCCGTGTTTCCAGAGAAGTTAATCGAACCCTGCGTGCTCGCCGGATCGAAGCCGGGCGATACGGTGCTCGATCCGTTCACGGGCGCCGCGACCACCGCTCTTGTGGCGCTCAAGCACGGGCGGCGCTTCGTGGGGTGCGAACTCAACCCCTCGTATATCGAACTGGCGCACGCGAGACTCGCCGCCGTCGCTCCGCAGAAGAAAGCCGCCTGATGACCGAAACCGACCGCAGTAACGCCATGCGCGATCTGTGGCGCCACGCCCAAAGCGCCCGCCAAGCCGCCCAGGAACAGAAAGATCAATCGAAGCAATTGCGCCTGAAGGTCGGCGCGTTGCTGCTCGAAGACGTGGCCGCCTTCATTTACTGGCGCGACCGGCAGGAAGAAGCTTAGAACAGCTTTTGCTGTCCTTTGCCGGTAAACGGCGCTTTCCGGTAATCGGTTGCGTGCCACGCGCCCTTGCGGGAATTGCACGACAGGCAAAGCGGCTGGATGTTGTCGATGTAGTTCGAGCCGTCGCGCTCCAGCGGTATCACATGATCCTGCGTGAGCTTCCCGAAGCCGAAGTATCCACCGCAGCAGACGCAACGGCCCTCGAATTGTTTGACCAGCGCGCGCCATTCGGCTTCGGTGTGAGATCCTTCCACACCCTTTTTCTTGGCGCGGCGGCGCTGATGGTTGACTTTGATTTTGAGCGGATTCTTGAGACGCCAGCGCTTATCGCTCGCCGCTTTCTTTTCGGGATGCGCCTCGCGCCTCGCCCGATCACGCTCGCGGATTGCCTCGATATTTCGGGCGTAGTATTCGCCCTGCTTCTCGGGATTTGCCTCGTTCCATCGGCGGACGTTTTCAATGATGCGCGCGGAGTTCGCCGCGTAGTATTGGCGGCTGATCTCGTTCATGCGCTCGCGGTTCTCGGCGTGGTACTGCCTGCTGCTTTCATTCATGCGCTCGGTATTGGCTTGGTAGTAGTCGCGCAGATAGGCTTTCGCGCACTCTTTACAGCGGCGATGCCCTTTCGGGAACGCCTCGGCGGGCTTGCGCTCGCCGCATTTCGTACAGGAAATTTCTTCGTCGCGTGCGTCGTTGCTCGCCTGCCACGCACGGCGATAAGCGTTGACGCAATCGCGGCAGCGATGCTTTCCGCCCGGAAAGTCTTGCGGAGTTTTCGTCTCTCCGCACTTCGAGCATTGATAGTCGAACGGCTTCCGCACTGATACCAGGATGCGCGTAAAAGGCCCGTCAATAAAGGGCTAGACGTACTTGAAGCGTTCTAGTACACACCCGAATGAGTTCTACAGAAACAAGAAATTTGGACAAGTTTTTGTCCACCATGCGCAAGCGGTTTCGCATGGCAGAGGACGCTTTACAGGAAGTTCACCGCGAGGCGTTGATTGATTGGGAATTTCGTCTTGGGAACCAGTGGGACTCGGACGTGGAAGCAGCGCGAAAAGCAGATGGGCGTCCCGTGATGACCGTGAACCGCTTACCTCAATTCCTGCGCCAAGTCACGGGCCAGCAGAAACAGAACCGGCCCGCGATCCGCATTTCGCCCATCGGTGACGGCGCGGACATCGAAACGGCGGAAATCGAACAGGGTTTGGTCCGGCATATCGAGAGCGCCTCGAACGCCTCCGACGCCTACGACACCGCGTTTGACGCCATGGCCACGGGCGGCTTCGGGTACTTCCGCATCGTCACGGACTACGTAGACGGCGAGAGCAACGACCAGGAAATCAAGATCGAGCGCGAGCCGAACGCGTTTGCCCACTACCCCGATCCGCGTTGCCGCCAGCGCGATTACTCGGACGCGAAGTGGTGGTTCGTCATCGAGGAGATGCCGCGCGACGAGTTCGAGGAAGAGTACCCCGATTCGGACCTGTGCGGCCTGACGGATTTCAGCGCGCTCGCGGACAACGCCCCCGATTGGTTGCAGCAGGACTCGGTGCGAGTCGCTGAGTATTTCTGGATCGAAACGAAGACGGAAAAAGGCGCGAAAGGCCAGCGCGACCAAATCACCAAAACGGTGCATTGGTGCAAGACCAACGGCGTCGAAATTCTCGAAGAGTCGATCATCCCCGGCCAGTACATCCCCATCGTGCCGGTCCTGGGCGAAGAACTCATCATCAAGGGCAAGCGCACGCTGGTTTCCGTCGTGCGGCACGCCCGCGTCCCGCAGCAACTTTATAACATCTGGCACTCCGCGATGGCCGAGACCATTGCGCTCGCTCCGAAAGCGCCGTTCTTAGTCACGCCGGCCCAAGTGCAGGGCTTCGAGGACATTTGGGAACGCGCCAATAGCGAGAATTTGCCGTATCTGCCCGTCAACCCCGACCCGAAAGCTCCCGGCTGGCCGCAACGCCAATTCTCGGAGCCGCCCATCCAGGCCATTCAAGCCGCCTTGATGCACGCCGATAACGACCTCAAATCGACCACCGGCCTCTACGATGCGAGTCTGGGCGCGCCCGGCCCCGAGCAATCGGGCAAAGCGATCCTGCTCCGCAAGCAACAGGGCGAATCGGCCAATTTCGGCTTTGTCGATGCGATGGCGACCGCCATCAAGCACGCGGGCCGCATCGTGATCGGCTGGATTCCCCACTACTACGATGCTCCGCGCGTGGTTCGCATCGTGAACCCGGATCGCACCAGCAAAACGATTCCGATTAACCAGCATTTCCAGGACGACGACGGTTTGATGAAGGTCTTTGACCTCACGACCGGCCAGTACGACGTGTCGGTATCGAGCGGACCTTCCTTCGAGAGCGCGCGCCAAGAGGCAGCGGCTTCGATCATGCAACTGGTACAAGCGAACCCGGAACTCATGAACGTGGTGGGCGATCTGCTCGTGCAGAGCTTCGACTGGCCGCTCGCGCCCGAGATTGCCGAACGCTTAAAGAAGATGCTGCCTCCGCAACTCCAGGACCAGCAGAACGGGGCGACACCGCAGATGCAGGCCGCGCAACAGCAGATCCAGCAATTGCAGGCGATGGTCAAGCAGCTTCTCGATGAGAAGAAGGGCAAGATCATGGAGATCCAATCGAAAGAGCGCATCGCGGCGATGCAAGTCCAGGCGGAACTCCTGCAGACGGAAGCGAAGATCAAGGCGGATCGCGCCGAACTCCTCATCGAGAACGAGTACGACCGGCTCAATCAATTCGTGGGCCACCAGCAGGACGCCCAAATGAGCCAAATGCAGCACGGGCAAGCGCTCCAGCAAGGCCAACAGCAGGCGGCGCAGCAACAGCAGGCAGCGGCGCAGCAACAGCAGGCGCAAGCGCAACAGAGCGCGCAGCAAAATCAGTTCGCGGCGCTCCAGCAAGCCCAACAACACCAATTCCAGTTGCGCCAAGCGCAAACGCCGAAACCGCAACCGGAGAAGAAAGCCGCGTGAACCATGCTGCTCGTAGTCCCAGGCCGCCTGAACCCGGCGCTCGTTCGGGAAATCCAACGCTTTCGCGCGGAGATCTACTCAGCCGATGGCGTCACGGTCTCGAATGATCCCGACGAGCGGAGCTATCACGTGGCGATTTACGTCGAAGGACGCTTGGCCGGCTGCCTGCGCTACACGCCCCTCGGCCAACGCACGGCGCGGATTGGCGGCTGGTGCGTGGCGAGCGAGCACCGGCATACGCGCGTGGCGCTCGATTTGGCGCTCACGCCGTTTCGACTGGCGCGGAGTTTGGGCGATACGCGGGGTTTCGCCTATGCGACCACCCGGCACGGCTCGGCCCGGCTCCTGCGCAAACTGGGCGGGCGCGTCGTCCGAACCCGCTTCGATCCCGCCTATGGGTGCGAGATGCAGGAACTCGAATTTACGCTCAGCGCCGCGCCTTCGGCCCACGTTCCCGGTCCTCGGCCTGACCTTCCACGAGCCGCGTGAGCGTTTCGAGACGAGACGCCTGGCGATGAACCACGCGCGCCAATCGGTAGACGGCATAGGCGAGCGAGGCGACCGCGGCGGCCAGCGCCGCGATGACGACCATCACCCACACAAGAACCATGATCCAGCCTGACACAGCCGACGACGAGGTTTCGATTCCGGCCCTGTCCTGGCTCGCCTAAACGACTTTGACGACTTCCCCCGCTGGCGCGCGAGCGCTGGAGCGGGGTTTTTCCCCACCCATGACCGAAAACCAAACGGTTGACCCGTCAACCGCCCCTGCTACCTCCCTCGCTGAAATGAGTTTGGCCGAGTACCGCTCCTCGCGGGAAAGCGCTGTGGCTCGGAAGGCAGAAGAGACGGCAGAAAAACCGTCCTCGGACGGCTCGCCCGAGCCGGACGAAAGCGCGGCGCCGGACACCGCCGACGATACGACGGAGCACGACGAAGAGAAAAGCGAAGAGACCAAGAGCAAGCCCAAGAAGGGCGGCTTTCAACGCAAGATCGAGCAAAAGGACCGCGAGATTGCGGATCTCAGGAAGCAACTGGCGGAACGCTCCGCTGCGCCTGCTTCCGAGACCAAAACCGAAGCGGCCCCGGCCCCGGCCCCGGCTTACGACAAACCGAAGCCCAAGATGGACGACTTCGATTCGATTGAAGAGTTCACCGAAGCTTTAACCGATTGGAAAGCCGACGAGCGCGAATGGAAGGGTAAGCTCGCCGCGCAGCAACAAGCCGTCCTCCGCGACTGGACCGCGCGCAAGGAAGCGGCGCAACAAGCGCACGCCGACTACGACGACGTGTTAGAAGCGGCAGCGAACGTGATGCTCCCCCCGGCGCATCAACGCTTGTTTTTAGAAAGCGAACAGGGCGCGGAACTGGCTTACCAGTTAGCCCGCGATCCCAAAGAGCTTCAGAAATTCGCGGCGATGGACCCGCTCCAGGCGGCGCGCTACTTCGGCAAGCTCGAAGCCCAATACTCCTCCTCCGACACTCCTGAAGCAGAAACCCGAACCAGCAAAGCCCCGAAACCGATCCGTCCGGTCGGCGCTCGCAGCAGCGGCAGCGCGGCTCCCGCCGACCTGTCGAAGCTGTCGCTTGCCGACTACCGCCGTTTACGCGAATCGGGCAAGCTGCGCTGACCGCAACCCCATTTCAATACCCAAAGGAATTTTTAGCCAGTGGCCAATACACTTTTAACCGATCAACACATCACGAGCGAAGCTCTGATGATTTTAGAGAACAACCTGACCTTCACGAAGCAAGTGAACAGGGAATTGCAGCGAGAATACACCGGACCGACGCATCGCGGCGCCACGATTTTCGTGAAGAAACCGCCAAGATACACCGTGCGCGACGGCCAGAACGTCAGCGTACAGGACACCACGATTACGCAAGTACCGCTGACATTGAACCATCAATATGGTGTGGACGTACAGTTCTCCTCGCAGGATTTGACCCTCTCGATTGACGCCTTCTCCGAGCAAGTGCTCGCTCCGCAGATCGTGGCGATTGCCAACCAGATCGACTACGCAGGCCTCGCGCTCGCTTCCCAAGTCGCCAACACGGTGGGCACACCGGGCACCACGCCGGGCAGCGGCGCCACCGCCCAGCAAACGCTCGGCGTTTTCTCGAATGCGGGCGCAGCGCTCGATAAAACCGGCACCCCGCGCGACAACCAGCGCGCCCTCGTCATCAACGAAGATTGCCAGGCTTCGGTCATCCCGGCTTTGAGCGGCTTGTTCCAGGACAGCGGCAGCATCTCCGATCAGTACAAGAAGGGCACGATGGGCACCGCCCTCGGCTTCAAGTGGTCGATGAGCCAGAACGTGAACAGCTACACCACCGGCGCGCAGGGCGGCACTCCGCAGATCAACGGCACCGTGACTCCGCAGGCTGGCCCCTCCGGTACGTCTCTGTCGGCCTCTTCCACCACCTTCAATGTGCCCACCAAAGGCTGGACCGCTTCGACCCAGGTGCTCAATGCGGGCGATGTCGTGACCTTCGCCGGTTGCTACCAAACGAACCCCGTGAGCCTCGCCACGACCAACAAGCTGAAGCAGTTCGTGCTCGTGCAGAACGCCACTTCCGACGGCAGCGGCAACGCCACGCTCGTGGTTTCCGAGCCGATGATTACGTCGGGCGCTTGGAAAAACGTCTCGAACGTTCCGGCAGCGAACGCCGCCGTGATCGTCTCCACCTCGCCCGCCAACACGGTCTCTCCCATGAACCTGGCGTTCCACAAGCAAGCGTTCACTTTCGCTTCGGTGAATTTGCCGCTCCCAGGCGGGGTCCATATGAGCGCCAGAAAATCCGATGACCAACTCGGCATTTCGCTGCGCTTTGTCGCGGGCTACAACATTTCGACCGATCAATTCTTGGGACGCTTCGACATACTTTGTGGGTGGGGGGTTATCCGGCCCGAGTGGGCCGTTCGCATCCAAGGCTAGATTGTAACTAAATTTAGTTGCACGGGGGACGCTTCGGCGTCCCTCTTCTTATTTCGATAGTCGGTTGTGTGCCAAGCGCCCTTGCGGGAATTACATGATCGGCAAAGCGGTTGGATATTCTCAATCGAATCGGACCCGCCAAGCGCCAGCGGCACAACGTGATCGCGCGTCAGCTTGCGGATTCCGAAATGCTGCTGACAGCAGACGCAACGCCCCTCGAACTTCTCCACGAGCGCGCGCCATTCGCCAGCGGTATGGCGGCCTACGGCGGCGTGCTGGCGGGCGCGGCGACGATCCTTGATGATGGTAACAGCATCCGAGTTCTCGGCATTCCATTTCTTCTGGTACTCGTTGTGCTTGCCGGGGTTCGCAGCGTTCCAGTCTTTTTGTAGCTGGTTCTTCCGCTCGCGGTTCTCCTGGGCGTAACGCTTCCAATAGGCGGAATACTTCTCGAAATTTGCCGCCGTGTGCTCTTGCACCTTCCGAATGGCGTGAGCGGCGTTTTTCCGGTAAGACTTGTTTTTGATCTCTTTATTGCGCTCAGGATTCTCCGCGCGCCATCGCTGCATCTGTTGGCAATAGTGTTCCGCGCTCGCCGCATACCAAGCCCGCCGTTTGGCGCGGCGACATTCGCGGCATCGCGTGAGGCGATGCGCCGGAAACTCCTCAATCTCTTTTGTCTCGCCGCAGTCGGGACAAGTGCGCTTCGACTCGCTCATTACTACCAGCGTGAAGCGTAAAACCCAATATTGACAAGGGCTAGACGTACTCTAGCCGTACTCGTACTTCACTCAAAAGGAACTTTTCTTTTATGCCTTTAGGACCCTGGCCAAAATGGCTCTACGCGCAAAATCTTCCGCCCATCATCGTGGCGGATTCGACCAGCGAAACCGCCGCGAACGCGCAAGGCTACGGCGACACGGAACCCGCTTCGCCCTCGGCAGAGCCGGACTTCGGCGTTCCCACCTACAACCCGCCCCCGGAGTATTAACATGATTCTCGAACTCGAATTGGCCGCGCTGGTCGGCTTGGAAGTCTCGCGCCTCGTGCGGGAAGGGCGCGAACGGCGGCGCTTCCGCTGGCTCCAGGCCCCGGCCCGGCCCGCGGCGGTCCTCAAAAATGAGAACACGACGCCTACGCCCACGCCCGCTGCCGCCGAAGCTCCCCCCGCCTCGGGCACCGTCGAAATCCTGAAGCGCGGGCACGCCGGAAGCTGGCAGCATGTCGGCTTCCGCCATCACTCGCACCCGGACGTGCGCGAAGCGCTGGCTACCAAAGGTCTCGCCCTGCGCCGCGCGGACGGCTCGATCCGCGAAGGAGTGAGTTAACGTGTCCGACAGCTATGTGGGGCGCGTGCAGGGCACGCCGACGCTCGCCTCGGGCCAGATGAATCACCTGAATCTGGACACGAACGGCAATCTGCTCGTCAATATCGCGCAAGGCTCCTTCTCGTCCACCACCGGAGCGGTTTATAACAGCGCGCAGCAGACGTTTACCAGCGGCACCACGAACCCGCTGCAAACCGACTCGCACGGGCAACTGCTCGTGAACGCGGGCGGCACTCTCGCCGCGCCTTTGCGCATCGACCCCGTGGGCACCACTCCGCAACCCGTGAGCGGCACCGTGAGCGTTTCGGGCACGGTTCCGGTTTCGGGCACCTTCTGGCAAGCCACACAGCCGGTTTCGGGCACCGTCAGCGTCTCGGGCACTGTTCCGGTTTCGGGCACCTTCTGGCAAGCCACACAGCCGGTTTCGATTGCCTCCACCGTCAATACCTCCTCCGTCCCTGCCGCCAGCGGCGGGCTTTCCACCTCGAAACTCGTGAGCGCGGCCACGACGAATGCGACCAGCGTGAAGGCGTCGGCGGGTCAGGTGTACAACATTCAAGCCTTCAATACGAATGCCTCCAGCCCTCGTTATCTGAAGCTCTACAACAAGGCGAGCGCTCCGACCGTCGGCACCGATACGCCGATCAAAACCATTTTGATTCCCCCCGCCTCGTCCGGCGTCGTGATTGAAATCTCGAACGGTCTGGCGTTCTCCACCGGCATTGCCTTCGCCCTCACCGGCGCGATGGCCGATAACGACACCACCGCGATTGCGGCGAATGAGGTAGTGGTGAACGTGGATTGGAAGTAGCGGAAACGCGATGGCGATTACCTTTCTCCAGCAGAACGGCTATGACGACGATGTTGGCGTCACGAGCACCCAATCGCCGCCCTTCGGCAACCCGAACACGGCAGGCAGCTTGCTCGTCGCCTACGTGGGATACACCGGCAACGGCTCGACCATCACCCTCAGCGATTCGCAAGGCAACACGTGGCAATCCTGCGCGGCGCGCGCGGACGCGAACGGCTCGGGCCTCGCCATGCAGTTGTTCTATGCCACGAACGTGATAGCGGGCACGAACTCGGTGACAGCCACGTTCTCCTCCGCCGTCGATTACCCTTCGCTCTACGTGTCGGAGTACGCGGGCGCGGCCCTGTCTGCTCCGCTCGACGGAGCGGCGACGGCCACGGTGGTCTCCTCCACGCCGACAGCGGGACCGATCACGACGACCGGAGCCGATCTCGTCGTGTGCGGCATCTACGCCTATGCGGTCATCAGCAGCGCGGGCGCGGGCTTTACCAGCCGCCGCAACGCGGGCGGCAGCGGCCTCGAGGATTTGATCCAGACGAGCGCGGGCAGCGTGAGCGGTAGCTGGACGATGAGCGGCGCGGCGCAAGCGTGCGCCTTGCAAGTGGCGGCCTTCAAACCAGCGGCGACGGGCCTCGCAACCCCCCGGCGCTTGCTGTTGTTAGGGTGCGGCGCGTAAGAAGTCAAGCCCCTATCCCTTACTTATCTATTTCAGGCTTTCTTTTCATGGCACTCATTCAGGCACAAGACCTTATCAGCAACGCGCTGCGCTTTCTCGGCGCTCTCGCCGTGGGCGAAACCGCGAGCAACCAGGAACTCACCGATGGAATGCTCGTGCTCAACGAACTCATCGCCTCCTGGTCTTCCGAGATGGCCCCGCTCTATACGCGCGTCTCCGAGACGATGGCGCTCACCACCGCTCAAACCTACACCTGGGGCAGCGGCGGGACGTGGAGTACGGCGCGGCCCCTGCGCCTGCTCTCGGCGGAAAGCATTTACCAAGGCGTCTACCGCCCGGTCGATCTCATCTCCTACGCCGAATGGCAGGGCATCCCCGAGCGCAGCGTGAGCGGCAACGTGGTGCAAAAGATTTACCTCGACAACGCCTATCCGCTGGCGACGGCTTCGCTGTGGCCGAAACCCGCTTCCTCGTCAACGAGCCTCGAGCTCGTGAGCCTCAAGGCGCTCTCCGGTTTCGTCAACCTCACCGATAACGTGGATTTCCCGCCCGGCTACGAGCGCGCCCTGCGTTTTGGTCTGGCCCTCGATCTCGCGCCCGAGTACGGGCAGCCGATGACGCCGGAACTGATGGCGCTCGCCGCCCAAGCCAAGCAAAGCATCGTGAGCCTCAACCATCTGAACTATGCCGGACTGGACGGCACGGACACCGGCGCGCCCGCGCCTCCTGCGCCGGGGCAAGGACAAGGGCAGTAATGGCCACCCTCGTTCAAGATTTGATTCAGTCGTCCTTGCGATTGCTCAAGGCGACCAACCACGGACGCACGCCCTCGACGCCCGTGCTCACCGATGCGCTCGCCGCGCTCAATCAACTGGTGGATGCGTGGGGGACAGAGAGGCTTTCGATGTACACGACCTCGCGCACGATCTTCAACGTCGTCGCGGGCCAACAGGTGTATCAGATCGGGCCGAGCGCGCCGGATTGGGTCGCGCCGCGTCCGATGTACCTTGACCAGGCGGGCCTGCTCCTCGCCGGCACGACGACCACGGAAATTCCGCTCACGCTCCTCACGGACCAAAGCGAGTGGGCCGCCATTCGCATCAAAGCGACCACCAGCCCGATTCCGACGAAACTCTATTACGAGTCGGACTACCCGAACGGGCAAATCGCGCTCTGGCCCGCGCCTTCCGCCTCGAGCCAAGTGGCGCTCTATACGCCGGTAGCGATTACGCAGTTCACCAGCTTGAGCCAAACGATCAGCCTGCCTCCGGGTTACGAAAAGGCGCTGCGCTATGCGCTCGCCGTCGAACTCGCCCCGGAATTTGTCACGGGCGCTCTGAATCCGCTCCTCCTCGCCCAAGCCGATGACGCGAAAGCCGGCTTGCAACGCGTGAACTTCACCGTGTCGCGCCTGCGCTGCGACGGGGCGCTGACGAGCCTGGGAGGACGGCGCGGGAACTTCGACGTTGTTTTGGGAGACTTCCGCTAAATGCCGCCCTTCGTGAATTTCGCGGGCGGTTCGGACGCTCCCGATTCCGCCTTTGTCGATAGCGAGCGGAGCGTGAACTGGTTTCCCGTCAAAGCCGAAGCCCCCGGCGCGAAAGCGCCGCTGTCGCTCAAGCCGACGCCGGGCCTCACCGTGCAATTCACCCTGCCCACCGCGCCCGCGCTCGCCCTGCTCGAAATCAACGGGCGCGTCTTCGCGGCCACGCCCCAAGCCCTCTACGAGATCGTCTATAGCGGCGGCACGATCAGCTACGTGTCGCGCGGCTCGCTCAATTCGGGCTTGACGAGCCTGCACATGGCGACCAACGGCAAGCAGATTTGCATCGTTTCGAGCGGCACGAACCTGTTTCCCACCGGCGCGCAACTGGGCGGCATCTTCGACCTCACGGCCAACACGCTCACCCCCATCACCCCCACCGGCAGCGCGGCGGGTTTTTCGGGCGGCTCGAACGTGATCTGTATCGACGGCTATTTCATCGTGCTCACGCCGAACTCGCAGACCTTCTATATCTCGGGCCTCTACGACGGGACAAGTTGGAGCGCACTCGATTTCGCCAATGCGCGCGGCGGGCCGGATAACCTCGTGCAGATCATTGCGAACAACCGGGAACTGTGGCTGTTCGGCCAGCAACGCATTGAGTGTTACTACGACTCGGGCAATGCGGGCTTTCCTTTCAGCAGAAATAACAACGTCTTTATCGAGACCGGCTGCGCGGCGGCGGAAACCGTGTGTCAGTTCGGGGGCACGCTCGCCTGGCTCGGACGCGATAAGCGGGGCGGGGCCGTGGTCTATCTGCTCAACGGCTACACGCCGCAACGGATTTCCAACAGCGCCATTGAATATTACCTCCAGGGCTACCGGCAAGTGAACGGGGCGAGCGATTACACCGGCGTGACCGCGTTCGTGATGCAACGGCTCGGGCGCACGTTCTATGTGCTGCGCCTGCCCACCTATTCCGGCTCCCCCGGCTATACCTTTGTGTACGACTTAACCACGGGCCTGTGGCATGAGTGGCTGAGTTGGGACGCCGCGAACTCGCGCTATGTGGCGCACATCGGCGGCCCGGCCTATGTGTTCGCCTTCGGCATGAGGTTGATTACGGACGCCGGTTCGGGACTGCCCGGCACGAACGCGGCCAATATCTACCAGATTGCGGACGTGTTCTACACCGATGCCGGAATCCCCATCCAACGAATGCGGACGGCCCCGCATCTGGTCGAAGAACGCAAGCGTCTCTTCTATCGCCGATTCTCGCTTGATTTGAATCTCGGCTATTCCGATAGCGACGGCTCGCCCGCGGCCTATAGCGTCTTGCCTGCCGGTACGACGATCTGCGCCCTCTCCTGGTCGGACGATGGAGGCCAAACCTACTCGCTCCCGCTGCCGCTCACGACGAACGATCTCACCAGCGCGAAAAATCAAATCGCGTGGCGGCGGCTCGGGCACGCCCGCGACCGCATTTTCCGCGTCACCTCGAATGCGGCTTACGGCGTGACGCTCGCCAACGCTTTCCTCGAACTCGATGAGGGGCGCTCCTGATGGCGCTCCTCGATCCGGCTCCCACGCGCGAAGCGGCCGGCTCGCCCGCCTGGACGCGCTGGTTCAACCAGTTGTACACGGCGATTCAGAATCTGCTCACGGGCGGCAGCTTCACGAATCCGACGCTCACGAACCCGAGCGCCTCGGGCGGCACGTTCACGAATCCCACCCTCGCGGGCACGGTCACGGTCTCCTCGCCCGCGAGCCTGATCGTCGGCTCGAACTGGCAAAGCTGGACGCCCGCCGTGACCTGTAGCGGCTCGATGACGGCTTCCGCCCTCACGGTCAACGATGCGCAGTATCTTCGCCTCGGACCCTGGTGCGACTTCAAGCTGTACGTCCAGGTAACGCTCGGCGGCACGGCGTCCAGTCAGGTTCTCGTGAGTCTGCCCTATGCGCTCGTGGGCCAGTCGAATGCCTGCGCGGGCTACTACAATCAGGGCGCCTGGAACGCGCCCGGCTTCTGTTTGACGAGCGGCTCGACGGTGGTATCCCTGCTGCCGAATGCGGCGAACTTCGCTCTCGGCACGCTGTATCTGATGATCTCCGGGCGCTACCGCGTGAGCTAAAGGCTAAGGCTCACACCCACTCTTTGCTGCCCCACATATTGATCGGCATAGGCATCAAAGAGGCTCGCCACCACGTAATCGACATCGCCATCGGCAATCGGCGTGCCAGAAGCCGTCGGCGCATTGCCGGCGCTCGCGGCGACCGTGGGATTGGTGAGCATCCCCGGCGCGAAGAAAGCGGCTTGCTCCAGCGGATTCGTGAGAATCGCGTTCGCATAGGCGCGCCGGACGAGATGATTCGCCGTCGCCGGATCTTCGTTGAGGATGTTCGTGGCAGCGGCGATGAGCGCGCCTGCGATTTGATCGAGGAAAACCGTACTACGAAGTAATTGAGCCTGTTGCGCACGAGTAGAAGCCATCCTTTGAATTTACAGTTTCAACGCACCTGGGATACGCGGCGAGTCGAAGGAATCGTGACTCATCCGAAGATTTACCCGCACGTCACCGACGATCATTCCCCCCGCCCCGAAGACTGGCGCGCGCCGGTCGATGGGCGCGTCTGGTACGTGCTCGCCTTCGACGAAGATGAATTGCTCGGGCTTTTCCTCGTGATCGAAGGCGCGGAAGCTTGGGACATTCATGTGTGCCTCCTGACCTCGGCCTGGGGAGACCGGGCGCTCGCGGCGGCACGGGCCATCGGCCCCTGGATCTTTCGGCACACCGCCTGCCCGCGCCTCGCCTGCGCGATTCGCGAGGACAACTCACTCGCCCTGCGTTTGGCGCAGCGGGCGGGATTTCACGAAATTGATACGCGGCCGAACTCCTGGCGCCAGGACGGCCGAGCCTACGACCAGATCGTATTGAGCCTGAACAGGGCGGAAAAGGACTAAATTACTGTGGGTTTAATTGGAGACGTATTCACGGGCCTCGGCTCGCGCGATGCCGCGAAAGCGGCGGGCACGGCGCAAGCCAACGCCGCGAGCAGCGCGAGCACGCTCATCGGGCAATCGGGCTTTCTCGCCCAGGACGCTCTCAGCAACAACTTCAACGGCGCGGCGGGACGCTATGACCAGTATTTGTATGGGGGCCAGACGGCGGCGGGCCAGATGCTCGATGCCACGCAAGGCGGATGGGCGGGCCAGGGCTATAGCGCCGCGCTGCCCGACACCAATCAGGTGAACGCGCCCCTCTCGAATCTCAACCCGGCGAGCAGCAACCCCTATGCGACCTCGAACCTGAATCCGAGTTCGGCGGCCCCGTATTCGACCCTCGACACGTCGGCGGCGGCGCTCCATTCCCCCGATGCCGTCTCGAACAGTTTTCAAGGCATCACGAATCCCTACACTTCGTTTCAAAGCCCCTTTGCCGCGATGTCAAACGGCTATGCCGTGACCAATTCGCCTTCGGCCACGACGAACGCCAACCCGAATTTTCAGTACGACTCCTCTTCGCTCCAGAACGATCCGAGCTATCAGTTCCGCTTGCAGCAGGGCCAGCAGGCGCTCGACCGCGAAATGAACGCGCAAGGCGTCACGGGCGGCGCGGCCTTGAAAGCGGCGAACGACTACGCGCAGAACATGGCGAGCACCCAGTATGCGCAGGACTACGCGCGCCAGCAGGGAACCTTTCAGCAGAATTATCAAAACACGCTCGGCCAAAACCAGCAGAATTTTCAGAACACGCTCACCCAAAACAATTCCAACTACGCGAATCTGGCGAACCAGAACCAGGCGAATTTCTCGAACTCGCTCAATCAAAACCAGGCCAATTATCAAAACCTGTCGAACCTCGCGCAGCAGAATTTTCAGGACGCGGAAGCGCAGCGCAACGCGAATTTCACGAACTCGCTCAACCAGAACCAGAATAATTTCCAGAACATTTATAACGAGTACAACTCGAACTGGAGTCACCTGAACACCGAGAACCAGCAGACGTTCCAGAACGCGTTAAACCAAAACCAGGCGAACTTTAATAACCTCAATACCCAGAGCCAGCAGAGTTTCACGAACGCGCTCAACCAGAACAACGCGAATGTGCAAAACACGCTCGCGCAGGCGGCGGGCAATTATGCGCGCTCGGCCAACAACTACCAACTGGACGAGAACACGTTCAACACGAACAACAACAATTTATGGAATCGGCTCTCGAACCTCGCGCAACTCGGCTATAACGCGACCGCGAACGTGGGGCAACTCCAGAACCAGACTGGCGCGAACCTGGCGAACCTCATCAACTCGAACGCCGAAAACCAGGCGCAGCAAATCACCGGCATCGGCAACGCGCTCGCTTCGGGCGCGGTCGGCAGCGCGAATGCCATGTCTGCCGCGAACGCAAACGTCAACCAGTCGCTACCGGGAGCCATACAAAAGCTGCTGCCGCTGATCGGTCTCGGCGGCTGAGCGCGAAAGAAGAAAAAGGAACTGTCATGATTGACCCCAATATCGCCCTCGGCATCCACATCACGCCCTCGCCCGATCCCGTGGAGCGCGATCTGCGCCTAGCGAACATTCAACAGCTCGGCCAGCAGACCCAGGCACTCACGCTCGAAAACGCCGAGCGCCAGCGGGCACAGGCGGCGCAGACGGCTTTGAATGACGCCTTAAAAGCGAACACCAAACCGGACCCCGTGACGCAGGCGCCCGTCATCGACTACGACGGCGTGACGAATACGCTCACGCGCGGCGGCTACGGCAAGGAAGCGCTCGCCTTCAAGACGAATGTGAACGCCATGAAGGAAGCCGATACGCGGCTCAGCCAATTGCAGGACCAGATGCGGAACGATCACGCTTCGCATGTGAGCCAATGGCTCGGCACGGTCCTTGACGCCCCGGAAGCGGCGCGGCCGGCCATCTACTCGCGCGTCATCGACCAGGCAACCAAAGCCGGATATTTGCAGCCGGGCCAGATGCCCGCGCAGTATGACAAGTCGATGGAGGAGCAGCTCAAGGCCATGCGCGATCAATCCTTGACCGTGCAGCAGCAGTTCACCAACAAGGTCAACGACGGCAAGATGGACATCCTGCAACAGCGGGCCGATGCCTACCAGCAACGGGCCGATGACGCCGAAAAACGCGCCAAAGCCGCCCTCCAGGATGCCGAGACGCGCGCCAAGGCAGCGGAAGACAAAGCCGCCAACTCGCGCTACATCCCGACCACGATGATTGACGGGCAGGGGCGCCCGCTGAGCTTTGACCGGACCACGGGCACCTATATGGTGCAACCCGGTATTTCCGGCGTGCAGCGACCGGGCGATGAAAACCCGGATTCTCCGAGCGCCAAAGCGGGACGCCAGCGCACCCCCGATAACCTCGCCAACCAAGCGAGCAAGAACCAGACGGACTACGAAAAGGCGAGCAACGAAGAAGGCAAGCTGCGCCAGCAGATGCAGCAATTAGCCTCCGCGCTCAAAAGCGGCAGTTACTTTATACAGACCTATGCGAACGGCACGAGTAAAGCCGTGCCGTTTTCCTCCGGCGCGCAGGGCGGCAACGCGATGGAGAGCGATGCCGTCAACGCAGCGAAGGCGGATATGGCGACCCGCTATCAGGGACTCGCGGCGCGCCTGAAGCAAATCGTCTCGAACAAGAACGATGCCATGCTGCGCAACAACGTGCAGCCCGGCGTTTCCACTCCCCAGGTGCACGCGGCCATTGATGCCGACCTGCAATCGGTCCTCGGCGGGAAACCGGCCCCGGCCAGCCAACCAAGTGCGAAACCCGCCGCGCCCGCCCCGGCGCCGGCAGCGAACGCGCAAGGACTCCTCACCCCCGGCAATATCGACCTCAATCGGCGGCCCATCGTGCGGAATGCCGATGGCTCCATCAGCACCGTTCGGTCGATCACCATCACGGATGACAAAGGGCGCGCGATCTTAATCCCCACCGTTGTCGGCCATCGCGTCGTCTCGAATCAGGAAGCCATCCAGCACTACAAACAGACCGGCGAGCATTTGGGCATCTTCAATTCCGAAGACGCGGCGGACCAATACGCTCAATCGCTGCATGAGAGCCAGGCCCGCCAGTATGTCCCGCAGGCCCAAGCGCAAGGACAAGCCCAAGCACCCGCCGCGTCCGCTCCCGCTCCGAGCCAAGCGGCTCCGCAGAAGTCCACCGGGCCGCTCCGACCGGCGCAACCCGTCCGGCCCGGATCGAAGGGCATGGTTCCCCAGAGCAAGATCCAAGCCTACGCGCAGCGCAAGGGCATCCCGTACCCGCAGGCCGCCGCCGAGTTTACGAACTTCGGCTATCAAATCGGCCAGTAAAAAAAGGCGAAGTAAAGCGAAGTAATACGAAATTTCGGCCCTTGACAGGGGCCGAATTTCGGCTACCATAGACACCCCCCTCCCCCGCCGCACCCCCTTAGTGATGCCCGATTCCAACTTAACGCCCGATGAGTTCCTGCGCGAAGCGGGGAACGCTCCGCAAAATCAAGAGCTAACCCCCGATGCGTTCCTGCGCGAAGCGGGCCAAGGCCCGGCGCCCGGCTCGAAGCCCTCGGACTATACCAGCTTCGACACGCGCACGGGCCGCTGGAGCGGCCCCGCCGTCGAACCAGCACCCCTGCCGCTCGCCAAAATGCCGATTCCCCCCGGCTTACAGGGACCACCGGAGAAGCCAGTTCAGATCGGGCCGTATGGCGTGCCGATGCTTCCGCCGAACGCGCAAATCGACCTCGGCCCCGTGGTCTCGGGCACGGTACGCAACACGAAGAACCTCTTTGAAGCGCTCGCGCCGTTTGCGGGCGTCAGCCCGGAAGCGGGCAACGCGCAAGCCGCTCCTCCGACACCCGCCGACCGGCAGCGGCTCGGCCAGCAGGCGCAACAACCCATCGTCCCCTTGAGCGAAGGCACCGAACCGGGAACGGTGATGCACGGGATTGCCAGCGGCCTCGCTTCCGCGACCACGCCCGCCAATGCCGCCATCATCGGCGGCACGATGGCGACCGATGGCGCTCTCCCGCTCCTCAGCAAAGCGCTGAGCGTGTACTTTACGGCGCAAGCGGTCGGCGGCATGAGTGAACACACCCAAGCCGCGTATCAAGCCTACAAACAGGGAGACTACGCCGCCGTCGCGGAGAACTTGGGCCTCGGCTCGGTCGATGCCCTGTTCAGCTATTTCGGCATCAAGCACACGCTGAAAACGCCCGTTCCGTTCCGTCTCCCCGAGATGCCGACAAGCCAGTGGAGCGTAGGACACTCGGGCGGCTTCGCTCCTCCGAACGAAGGAGCACCGGGACCGTTCAACCGGGAACCCGTGGCTCCCGTCGAAAACGGCTTGGGCAGCGGGGAACCTTCGACTCCCGCCCCACCCCCGGAAGCAGCGGCGAACGCGCCCGAGACGCCGGCGCCCGAAACGCCGGCACCCCCCGACCAGGCGGCGCTCTCGGCCGCCGAACAAGCGGCCGCGAAACGCGAAGCCGAACGCCAGGCGCGGCAGGCGGCAGCGCTCGATCAGGCGCGCCAAAACCCAGGGGTCACGGCCCCGGAACTCCAGCGTCAATTCCGGCTCGGGGCAGGCGCGGCGAAAGCCGTCCTCGCCCAAGCGCAAGCGGAGCGGGACGTTCCACGGGAAACGGACGAACCGGCAGAGTCGCGCTCGGTGTCACCGCAAACGACGCCCGAACCCGCCGCAACGCCCGAAAATCCGACGATTCCGGTAGGATCGAATCCTACACCCCCCGCTCCCGCCGCGGAACTGACCCCGGATACCTTTCTGGCGGCGCAGGACCAAACGCCCGCCGAAACGAAGCCCGCGGAGGAAGCGGAAGCGTCAGGCCCTCAGCCCGGACCCATTGGGGCGATCACGCAGCACGAACGACGCACGGGCGAAACGGCGCATAACGTCCACTGGGACGCGACCGCCATGAACGCGCTCCAGGACGAGCAGGCGCAACGCTTCGGCCTCGGAGACGACTGGCGCCAGAGCGCCCCGGCGTTCAAGCAGGATCTCGTGAGGGGCCTCGCTCGTGATGAGTACGTGCGGCGCTACGGGATCGAGGATCTCGCCCGCACCCTGATCGAAAAGCGGGACGGCATCAAACTCCCTGACGGTCCCGCGCTCGAAACACCCGAAACGCTGGAGTCCGAAGCGCCCGCCGCGCCCGCTCCCGCGCCCGCGAGCGAAGCGCCGGCAGAACCTACCGCGAACGAAGCGCCAGCGCCCGTCGCAGCGGAAGCACCGGCCCCACCGGAAACCAAGTACGTCCTGCCCTCGTTCGTCACCAGCCAGTATGCAGGGACGAAGACGCCTGCCGCCGAGAAGCCCACGCCGAAGACGCTCACCTACAAGGATCTTCCTGAGACCTACTACGGTCCCGACATCATTCCGCCGAAAGAAGGCGAACTCTCCCCCCGGCAGAAAAAGAACCTCATTGGCAGAACGGACGAGTTTCTATTAGCCGAAGCCAAGCGCAAAGTCACCGACCGCTATCAACGGCGGCAACTGGACGCGATCAACCTCAAGAACCTCGCGCCTGCCGACCGGACCACCATCCGCGACTTACTCGGCCTGAGTGACGACGCGGTCGTGGATTGGTCTCAGGGCGAACCACGCCTCCTCGACAACCCCAAGACGCCAGCGGCTCACGACGAAACACCCTGGTATCTCGATCCGAAGCAGGAACAGGATTGGTATCGGGACGCCCTGCCGCAATTAGGCGAGAACCCGCCGACCTGGACCGAACTCGGCCAAGCCTGGAAGGATTCGGGCGAACGCCCGATGTTCAAGGATTTCGTGAGCGATTGGGCCGACCGCAGCGGACCCGGAGGACAAGCCCGCCAGCGTTTTGAGGAATCGCGCCCCTCCGCTCCGCAGCAAACGTCCGCTCCCGCCGCGTCCGCTGAAAGCGCGGACCCGGCCACGCTCACCCCGGATACCTTTCTCGCCCACACGGACGAGCGGCCCGCCTCCGAACGGGGCACCCCGCTTGAATTGTCGGGTGCCCCGACGAAGACCCTCACCCGCGACGACGAAGACCGAGCGCTCTTTGACGATGGTTTTGAAAAGGACCGCGAAAGCTTCGATCAGTTGCGGGACGATGCCGAAGGCTTGGCCCAGGAAGCGGCCCGCTTGCAGCGCCTTGCAGACGACCCGGCCACGCCGAAGCGCAACCGCCAGCTCGCCCAATCGGGACTCGAAGACGCACAGCACCAACTCAAGAAACTCTTTACGCACGATGCGCCCGAGTTTGAAACAGCCGGAAAACTGCTGCGGAACCGACTCGCGGACCAGCACGGCTTCGATTGGCTACCGAAGGTTCAGACCGAAGCCGATGCGGAAGCCGAAGACCGCGCGCTCGACGAGCAGCGCCAGCGGGAAGCGGATGCGGAAACTGCTGAACCTACCCAAACCGAAGGGGCACCCGCCACAATAAAGGAAGATGAGCGACCAGCCGACCGAACCCCTGCCGACCAGCCGCGCGGAGATGAGCGGCCTGGGGCAACACATCCTGAAGCACTGGGAGACGTTTCGCCCGCAGTACGTGAAGAGCCTGAAGGCGAAAGGCCAACTGCACCAGCGGGCGGAACAGGCAGCGATCAACCACGCGGAGACGTTCAGCCACATGAGGCACAAGGGCCTCGCGCCGGATCAGGCGCAGGAGATCGCCCAGCAGTGGTGGATTCACCCGGAGAGCGGAGCGGACCCCGAAGCGGCAGCGGAGAGCGGGCCGAAACCCCCGGAGACCTCACCGGCCAAACCGCCGGCAACGACTTCCGTATCACGGCCTCTGACCGAATTGGCGAAGGCACCCCCCGCGAAAAGCTAAACGCGAACCTCGACGCCATCCGCCTCGTCAAACAGATCCAGGCGGAAAACCGTCTCGCCACGCGGGACGAACAGGCGAAGCTCGCCCGCTATGTCGGATGGGGCGGCCTGTGGCAAATCTTCGATACCTGGAAAAAGGAATACGCAGGCGCGCGGGAAGAATTAAAGTCGCTCCTCACGCCCGAAGAGTACCGGGCGGCGGAAGGCTCGACCAAGAACGCGCACTACACTTCGCCCCTGGTCATCGGGAAGATGTGGGACGCGATGCGGCACTTGGGCCTCAAGCCCGGAGCTTCGATCATCGAGCCGTCGATGGGCATCGGCTCTTTCTTCGGAATGCAGCCGGACGACCTGTTACCGGCGCGCAGAACGGGCGTCGAACTCGACTCGATCACGGGGCAACTGGCGCGGGCGCTCTACCCGGATTCCAACGTCCAGATCACCGGCTTTGAAAAGTTGGTATTTCCCCAAGATTTCTTTGACCTCGCTATTAGCAACGTTCCGTTTGGCAGCTACGGCGTCTCGGACCCGAAGTACCGCAAGAATCCGCTCGCTACCCATCGCATTCACAATTACTTCTTTGTGAAGTCGCTCGATCTCGTGCGACCGGGCGGGATCGTGGCTTTCATCACCTCGCGCTACACGATGGATGCGGAAGGCGCGGCGCTGCGGAAACTGCTCGCGCAAAAGGCCAACCTCGTCGGCATGGTGCGTCTGCCGGATACCGCGTTCAAGGGCAACGCTGGTACGGAGGTAGTGACCGATCTGGTGATCCTCCAGAAGCGCGCGCCGGGCGAAGGGGCGAGCGGGCCGAACTGGATCAAGACCCAGGAGGTCGATACCCCCACCGGCAAAACCACGGTCAACGAGTACTACGCCGAACGCCCGCACATGATCCTCGGGGAACTCAATACGAAGGGTTCGATGTATGCGGCCAACCAGCAGAACGTCTCGGGCGAACTCACCCCGGAATTGCTCGACCGGGCCATCGAACAACTGCCGAAGAACATCTTTAGCGAGTGGAAAGCCGAAACGCCGAGCTTTCAGGGCGAGGATCTCGTTCACTTGGGCGACGAAGTGAAGGACGGCGGCTACGCGGAAAAGAACGGCGTGCTCGTCCAGCGGGAAGGCTCGATCTACCGGCCCGTGCCGATGGGCAAGACCCAGGAAGCGCGCGTGCGCGGCATGATTCCGCTGCGCGGAGCCGTCCGCGAAGTCTACAAAACGCAGATCGAGAACGCGGACGAAGCGGCGATAGCGAAAGCCCGGAAGGACTTAAACAAGGTCTACGACGCTTTCGTGAAAAAGTTCGGGCCGGTCTCGTCTGCCGCGAACTCGCGCGCCTTCGGCGCTGATCCCGATTATGTCGTGATCGCGGCCATTGAAAAGAACTTCGACAAAGAGAAGAACACGGCAGAGAAGATGCCCATCTTCTCCAGCCGGACTATCGAGCGTCCGAAGCCTGCCGAGCGCGCCGACTCTGCGGCGGAAGCGCTGGCGATTTCCCTCAATGAGCGGGGCCGTCTCGACTGGGACCGGATGCAGCAACTCACCGGCAAAACGCCGGACGAGATGCGCGCGGAACTGAAAGGACTGCTCTACCGCAACCCGGAAGGGAAGAAATGGGAGACGGCGGAAGAGTACCTTTCGGGCCGTGTGCGCGATAAGCTCGCCCTCGCCCGCCAAGCGGCGAAATCGGACCCGGCTTATCAGGAGAACGTGGACGCGCTCGAAAAGGTGCAGCCCGTGGACCTCACGCCGGACCAGATCAAGGTCACGCTCGGGGCCGGCTGGATTGACCCGAAGTACATCTCGCAATTTCTCAAAGAAGCGCTGGACCTCCCGAATAGCAAAGTCACCTACTCGCCGGAAGTGGGCACCTGGAGTATCCAGAAACCGGAGCGCTACATTGCCAACCGCGTCAAGAACGTCGAAGCGGGTACGCCCGATTTCCTGGGGCATGAACTCGTAGACCTGGCCCTCAACGGCAAGAAGCCGCGTGTCACCCATGACGGGGAACTGGACAAACAGGCAACCGTCGCGGCGCAAGGGCAACTCGAAGCGCTCAAGGACAAATTCAGGGAGTGGCTGTGGAAGGACAAAGAGCGGGCCGAGACGCTCGCCCAACACTATAACTGGACCGCCAACAATTTGCGCAGCGCCGAGTGGGACGGCTCGCACCTGACGCTACCGGGCTCGAACCCGGCCATCACGCTCCGACCTCATCAGAAAAACGTCGTGTGGCGCATGATCCGCACCGGCAACACCCTGCTCGCGCATGAAGTGGGCGCGGGCAAGACCTGGGAGATGGTGGCGGGCGCCATGGAGATGCGGCGGCTCGGTCTCGCCAAGAAACCCATGCTGGTGGTCCCGAACCACATGCTCGAACAGTTCACCACCGAGTTCTACCAACTCTATCCGGCAGCACGGGTCTTGACCATCGGGCGCGAAGAACTGGGTGAGGCGAAGCGCAAACGGGCGATGGCCCGCATTGCGTCCGGCTCCTGGGACGCCGTGATTGTGGCGCATTCGAGCTTCGGCAAGATTCCGGTATCGGATGCGACCTACCAGAAGCACACTGATGAACAGGTCAAAGAATTAGAGACGGCGCTGCTCGAAGCGAAAGCCAACGCCAAAAGCGGCAAGGAGGAAAAGGGCGACCGCACCATTAAGGAAATCCAGAAGGCGATTGAAAAGCTCAAGGTGCGCCTCGACAAGTACCTCAACCGGGAAAACAAGGACGATGGCGCCACGTTTGAACAACTCGGCGTCGATGCCTTGTTTGTCGATGAAGCGCACTGCTTCCCCTACGAAACGCCCGTCCTCACGGATCGCGGCGTGCTTCCCATCGGGGAGATTGTCGAGAACCGCTTAGACGTTACCGTACTGTCTTGCGACCTTGCGACCGGGCAGCTAGTCTGGAAACCAGTACGCGAGTGGTATCGAAACTCCGTGTCGCATCCGATGGTGCGGGTCCATCACGAATACGGATACTTCGACTGCACCTCGAATCATCAAATCTGGACCGAAGAAGATGGCTACGTCGAAGCAGGGGAACTCAACCAAATGCATCATCTGCGAATACTGCCGCGAGCCGTTTACCTTCCCCTCGAAGGGTCCGGCGAACGACCGGAAGCGCCGCTTTTGCGGCAATTCGTGCGCGGCGAGTTGGCGCAACAGTCAACCGGGACGGAGGGAACGATTCAAGCAGTGGATCTCGCCGCACTGGGGATTGATGAAGGGGCGGAAGTCTCCCTTTCACTCCGAGCGCATGAAGGACCACAATCCGATGAAGGATCAGGCCGCGCGGGAGAAGATGCGCCGCGCGCTGAAGGGCCGCACGTTTCTCGCACGGGGCGGGAACGGGAAATTGACGAAGCCGCAAACGATGATTCAGGAGACTCTTCAGCTTCCCACGGAGTACGTCATCGAAACGGCTTCCGTGAAGAATCAATTTCCGAGCCTGCCGCACTTCTACCGAGTGGATCTGGCTCACCCGGAATCGAAGACGGCCATCGAAGTGGACGGCAGAACCCACCAGCAGCCGCGCTGGAAGTTTCTGGACCAGCGCAAGACGGAAGTGCTGAACGCGCTCGGGTGGCGCGTGTTACGCTTCACCAACCAGGAAGTGCTTACGGACCTGCCTTCCGTCATCACCCGGATTCGCGCGTTTACTGCCTCGGCGTAGAAGACACGCATAACTTCTTTGCTGCCGGCGTTCTGGTCTCGAACAGCTTCAAGAAGCTCCCCATCCACACGCACCGCACGCGAGTCGCGGGCATTCCGACCGGCACCAGCCAGCGCGCGAACGATATGTACATGAAGACCCAGTACGTGTCGGAATTGAACGGCGGGCAGCGCGGCGTGGTCTTTGCGACCGGCACCCCGGTCACGAACACGATGGCGGAACTCTACAACATGCAGCGGTACCTGCAACCGGCAGCGCTCAAAGCCGCGGGCGTCTTCAACTTCGACGCTTGGGCCAACCAGTTTGGGGAGATCCAATCGGGCTACGAACTGGATGTCTCGGGCAAGGGATTCCGCGAAAACGAGCGCTTCACCAAGTTCATTAACATTCCCGAACTGTTGCGAATGTTCCAACAGGTTGCCGACGTGAAGACGGCAGACCAATTGAAACTGCCGCGACCGGAACTCGTCAGCGGGGCCATGCAGCCGATCACCGGCGCCTCCTCGCCCGAACTCAAGATGTATATCGACCATCTCGTGGAGCGCTCGGAAGCCATCCGCAGCGGTCAGGTGGATGTCGAAGAAGACAACATGCTCAAGGTGGTCTCGGAAGGCAAGAAAGCGGCGCTCGATATTCGCTTGGTCCTGCCGGGCGCTCCCGACTATGCCGAGTCGAAAGTGAACCGGGCCGTCGATCATCTGGTTCGGATCTACAAGCAGGGGAGTAAAGACCTGTCTACCCAGGTGGTCTTCTGCGATCTGAGCGTACCCCTTTCCGCCAAGCGCAAGCCCAAGAAAGCGACCGAAGCGGCCAAGGAGACGGACGGCGAGGACTCGGAGGAAGAAGGGCGCGATGCCGTGCCGGAAGCGGCAGGCGAAGCCCATTTCTCGGTCTACGACGATATGAAAGCCAAGCTCATCAAGCGCGGCATTCCCTCGAACGAGATTGCTTTCATTCATGATTTCAAGACGGACGCGGCGAAACAAAACCTGTTCGATGACGTGAACGCGGGACGAGTCCGTATCCTGTTCGGCTCGACCGAAAAAATGGGTGTGGGCACGAACGTTCAGAAGCGCATGATTGCCCTGCATCACATGGATACGCCCTGGCGACCGGGCGATGTGACGCAGCGCAACGGACGCATCCAGCGGCAGGGCAACATGCACCCAGCGGTCAACATCTACCAGTACCTCACGGAAGGCAGCTTCGACGCCTATTCGTGGCAGTTGATCGAAAACAAAGCCCGCTTCATTCAAGCCATCATGACCGGAGACTTGACGCTCCGCGAAATGGAAGACATCGGCATGATGATTATGGGCGCGGACGAGTTCAAGGCCATCGCCAGCGGAGACCCGCTGGTGAAAGAAAAGATCATGGTCGATGGGCAACTCGGCAAGCTCGAAACGCAGCGCATCAGCTTCCAGATGAAGCGCTCGAAGGCGCAGTGGGAGATGGCGGGCCTGCCCGCGCGAATCGAGCAATCGAAGCAGGAGATCGCGGACACCGAACGGGACATTGAGACCGTCAAGCACACCGAAGGCTGGCAGATTGGCAAACAAACGTTTGCGAAGGACCAGCGCACCGAAGCCGCCGACGCCATCCATCAGCGGCTCGAATCCCTGCGCGGAACACCGGACGATGTGCGAATCGGCAGCTATCGCGGAATCCCGCTGATGGCCGAGACCCAAAAGTATCTACTGAGCGGGCAAAAGGTCAAAGACCTCGATCCGAACCGCTACCCGGATCTGCGCTGGAAAGGGGAAGGGCAGGGGATCAGCGAACCGATCACCACGAACCCGGAAAAGCCCTTGAGCGCCGTGCAGTCGATGGAAGCGCACGCGCGCACGATGCTTGGCCCCGATGCGCTCGCCTACACCCGGCGCATTCTGGCCGAAGACGAAAAGAAGCAGGAAGAACTCGCGCCCGTGCTCGAAGCCCCATGGCCGATGGAGTCCAAATATCAGGAACTCCTGAAGCGCAAAGCGGAAATTGACGAGCATTTCGCGCCGAAGGAAGGCGAAACGGCGGCGCTCACGCCCGCTCCCCAGGGCGAGGCGGAAACCAAACCCGAAAGCGGCGCGCGCCAGCAACTCCGCGAGTACCGGGAGCGGCCAGCGGCGAAGAACGCACCGGCCAGCGAACCGGAGGCTCCCGCCGAGAGCGAGCATGACCGCCTCGTGCGGGAACAGTCCGAGCAACAGGAAGCACGGAACCGGCAGAACCAAAAGATCCGCGAAGCGCGGAAGCGCAAGCAGCGCGGCAGCTTGCCCGTGAACGTAGGCGCACTGAAAAGCCTGTTCACGGGCCGGAAGGACGGCGAACCGGAACGTGTCTACAGTGGCCTCGGCGCGGCCAAGAGCAACTATGTCCGCAACCTGAGCCAGTTAGCGGAAGCTTCGCCCACGGCGCACCGGGCGGCCGTCGAAGCAGCGACGGCGCGGGCGCAAACCGCCGTGCTGATGCGCAAGGCCATGCCCCAGGTGACGAAAGCCTTGGGCGGCCAGGTCAGCCGCGATGAGTTTCTGGCAACCCTCATCGAATCCCGCTTGCAGGGCATCGAGCAACGCTGGCGCGATCTCGTGGACGAAGCGCAAAACGTACCGAAAGACGAACTCGTCGATTGGGTGCTGAACGGCCCCTTGCAACTCCTAGCGGCGATGTCGGAAGACGGCGAACTCGCGCAATCCGCGGCGGCTCTCGCCCAAAATCTCGAAGTCCTGCCGCCAGAGAAGACCCACCGGAACGCACACGACCGTTTGCGCACGCTCGTCACGGGCGCGTTTGAAGAAGCGGCCGACAGCGTACACCACATGATGCCGGACTCGGAATTTACCCGCCTCACGAGCGATGCGCATTTTGAGAAGGCGCTTTCGGTCTACCAGAAAGAGATCGAACCCGTCTTGGCCGAGTCGCACTCTTCCAACGAAGGAGTATTTAGTTCCGCCCTCGGGCCGCTCGACACCTACTATCCGCTCATTCCGATTCGCACGGAAGACCAGGCGCGGGCCGCGATGGGCGCGCGGAAACCGTTTAAGAAACCGGCCAACCTCTCGAATCACTTCGCCACGGGTTTGAGCGATGATTACTCGACGGGACTCGAAGAGTTGAGTGAGCGAGTACGTCGAGCGTTCCAAACCAATAGTAAAGCAGCGCTGCTGACGGCGCTCGAAGACGCCGGCCTCCTGCACACGCTCCCCAAAGGCGAATCCGCCGACAGCGTGAAGTTTCAGGGCAGGGACTTCGCGGCGAAGATCGTGGAGACCAAACCGGAGAAGATGATTCTCGAAAACGGCAAAATGGTCCGCGTGCCCGCCACGCGCGCCGCGATTCCCGAGCCGTTCTATCACGAGTTAAAGCCGATTCTCGACGCGAACGCCAAGCTCCCGCCCGGCGCGGCGTCCCGCCTTCTGAACCTGTTGACGCAGTTCACCCTCGCCGGACCCGCCGATGCCGTCTATCACGCCCACAACCTCATCGGCGCGCTGGTAGCGAATACGCCCTTTCTCGGGGAGGACTTGGCCTCGAAGACCATCGGCAATACGCCCCTCACGAAAACCTTCACCGCGATCACGCAGATGATCTACTCCGATCCGATGGGCGACCGGGCGACGGGCGATCTGAGGGAGATGGCGAAACTGGGACTCCTGCCCGAACGCTTCGGGCGCGAAACCTTCTCGAAGCAATACGCGGAGGAGACCGGCGCGGAACTCAAGCGGATTTGGAAACTCGAATTTGGTCCGACGCTCTATGGACCGAAAGGCATGGACGTGCGGGCGCGCCTCGTCATGTACCGCACGGCGAAACAAATCAATCCGAACGCCACCAGTCAGGAACTCTTCGCGTTTGTGAACCAGTTGGGCAACTACACCGAAGCCCTGCAAGGACACATCGAGCGGGCCTTAAAGCGCTCGGGCCTGAGTCCTTTTTATACCGCCGGCTCGACCATGCTCCGCAATGGCGTCGATTCGATTCTCGGCACGGGCGCCGGCTCCGGGCCGGGCGGCGGCTCCCGGAACCGACTCTGGCAGATGCTCTCGGGCGGCGCTCTCGGTCTCGCCTTGGCGTGGGTAGCGACCTACCAATACATGACCGGGAAATATCCGTGGCAGGACCGGGACTCCGAACTCTTGAAGATCGTGGCGCCCGACGCGCTGCGGCGCTCGAAGATCGGCGTGGCGCTGTGGGGCCACGACTTCAAGAAGAAGGGCCAAATCAATTTCAGCTTCTTCTCGCCGCTGGTCGGACGCGGCACGCGGGCGCTCGGCCTGAACGGGGCGTACAACACGGCGCGCGAAGGCGGCAACCTGGCGCAGATGGGCGAAGCCGCTAAGCGCGAGGTAGCGAATAGTCTCATCCACCCGCTCGCCGGACCCGTCGTGCGGGCCGGCGTGGTGCTAGGCACCGGCAAACAGCCCTACCTCATCCATGACCGGCAGGGCGGCAGCACGCTCTTACCCGCCGTCGATAAGCGCGCTCCGATTGGCTCGGAAGCGAAAAGCGCTCTGAAAGAACTCAACAGCTTCTATGGCAACGTGGGCGCGGCCACGGGTTTGTTGTCCAGCGAAGACCCGAAGGCGACCTGGGACGAACAACTCTTAAAGATGTTGCTGACCTTTACCGGGGCCTTCAGCGCTCCCTCGAACCACGATGCCGCCCGGAAAGCGCTCGCGCAGGAACGGCGCACGCACACGGCGAGACGGCGTTAAGCGCTCGCTAGGCTGAGAAGCATGAGTATTCTCGGCACCTTCGGAAAGTTTTTCTCCGGTCTCGCCGCGCACCACCAGGACGCGGCGCAGGAAGTTTTGAAAGAAGTCTCGGGCTATCTGTCCTTCGCCCTGACGTGCGTGACGGCCGTCGATCACGTGCTCAAAACCGAAGCGGGCGCGCCGGCGCTCGCTTCGCTCGAAAAGTTCCTGTCCGCTTACGAACCGGACCTCCAGAAAGTTCAAATCGTGGCCCAGTCCCTCGCGGCGTTGCCCGCGAATGACCGGTGGCGCGAAGCCGCGCTGTTTGCTTTGCGCACGCTCGTTCCTCCGACGAGTCCGCTCTCGCTCTTGAACCTGGCCGTCGAAATGGCCTACAACATTCACAAGGCGTCCGTCGCGCTCCCGCTGCCCGCGGGCGCCTAAAGACGCCTCTTTTTTAGAAAGGAAATCTCGCCGCCGCTCTCTTCGGAGAGCGGCTTTTTTTTATGTCTCGCTTGACGAAAATCACCAATTGGCGCTCGACCCTGGCCGGCCTCGCCATGATTCTCTCGGCCCTCGCCCGCGTCCACGCGCTCGCGGACGTGACGAAAGCCGATGTCTACGGCGAACTCGCGGGCGGCGTGGGCCTCATTCTCTGCGCCGACGCGAAGAAAGACGCGGACTCCTCCGATGCAGCTCGACCTCAATAGCGGCCTCGCCTTGTTCGGCGCGCTCGCCACCGGGACGAATCTGCTCAATGCTTACATGACCAACCGGGTGCGCATGGAAATTACGGCGCTCAAGCTCGAAGCGAGCGAATTGCGCGTCAAAGAACGCGAGTGGCTGGAGGAGAAGTTTATGCCGCGCGTCGAAATCGAGGCGCGTTTTAAGCTGGTGGAATCGAAACTCGGCATCAAGATGAGTTGAGCGGCGGCGCGTGGTCGCGCGGAGCGGCGTCATCGGGCGTTCGCCTCCCGGCGCTTGCGCTTCGCTGCCGCCGCCACCCACGCCTGGTGGCGGGCTTGCCAGCGCGGACGGGCCTCGGCGCGCGCGACCTCCAGTTCCTCCCACGTGCGTTCCTCCCTTCGCGGATCATGCAGCGCGCAATAATAGCGGCCTTCAAACGGCAACCAGCCTTCCCGCGAACAGGCGCGGCCCTGGATCGTTTGTCCGGCGCAGGGATAAAAAACCGTCTCGCTCGTCATCCCGCGAACGCCTCCAGGCTCGCCCGCTGAATCCGCACGGCCCGCCCGAAGCATTGGGCCTGGATCTTGTTTTCCGCTGCGAGCCGTTTCAGTTGGGTCATGGGAAGACCGCTGTAAGCGCTCCCTTCTTTCCAGGTGAGCCAAAGCTTGTCCTTGACGGCAACGGCGGCCCACGCTTCCCGCCACTCCCGCACGACTTCGCGGGCGATTTCTCCCAGTTGGTCCGGCACGACGAGCGAGAGTGGAGTCTCCTTGGGCTTTCGGGCGAGAGCGTTCCGCTCCGGCGGGCGCACGGCGCGGGCTTCCCTCTCCGCGCGGAGGCGCTCCACATCGCTCGCCACATACAGGCGCTCCCGGTTCGGCTCCTTCCGGCTCTGAATGCGCCCGTCCGTCACCCATTTTTCGAGGGTGCGGGGCGACAGGTTCAAGCGTTGCGCCGTTTCTTCGCGCGTCAGGTACTCGTTTTGTACTACCAGGGCAGGGTGGGGCATGAGTGACGATCCGTGCCCGCGATTGTAGCGGACGCGGCGGGAGCGGGACAAGCTCCCCCGGTACTAGCGCCGTTTCGGGGCCGGATCGAAAGCCGCCATCGGATCGTGCGGAAACATCGCCGGCTGCTCCCCGCCGCTGACCGGAGCGCGCAACGGACGGCGTGGGCACGTGTCCCGATGGTGCGTGGCGTCATGATTCAGCACAAAGCGGGAACCGTCACGCGCTTTGACACAAAAGCACATCTCGCCGCACCGCTTACAGGGGCGCTGGCTTTCGGCTACGGCGTGCAGCAGGGCCGTGAACCGGGCCGTCCATGGTTCGATATCCCGGTTCCTCATGCGCCCGCCGCCATCGCCTTGGCCCGTCGCTCGCGCTGCGCCTCGAGCATCGCTCGTTCGGCGTCCTCGCATTCCGCCCGGCTCAAAATGCGCCCCAGGAAGCCGACCGGCAGGAAGGGAACCAGGCGGGGATCAATGGCCTCGGAAACATGGTGCGTCCATCCCTCGGGCGGGCCGATATACTCGGCTTGCTCGAGAGCGCCCCGTCCATCGCGCGCCCACACATAGAGGCCGCCCGCAAACTGCTCCGCGCGGCCAAACAAGAGAAAGTATAGATTCATGAGGTGACGACGCCTCCACACGCCGTACAGCAGTACAGTTGATCGGTTAAGCGCTGCGCCGCCTGCCCGTGGCAGTGCGGACACAAGCGCAAAGCGTAAAAGGTTCTCTCTTCGAGATCGTGGACGCACTCGCACCAGCGGGTAAAGGCGGGGAGCGAGCGCAGGTCTTTGCGCGGGGTGTAACGAATCCAGTTGCGTTCGACCTCTTCGAGCCGCACGCCGTATTGTTCCGCGAGCGCGCACATTTCCTGCGCCCGCTGGCGGATCTCCTCGAGTTGCAGATGGCCTTCCACTTCGCAGAGCGCGTTCATGAGTTTGAGCACGCCTGCTTCCTGGAGCGTGCCGCTAAAGAGGGGCATGAGGGTTTCGTCCTCCTGGACCCAGTGTGAACGGTGGACCGCAAATTCGGCAATCATGCGCCTACGCTCCCGCTCCCACGGCATAGGCGGCATACGTCGGCTCGCGGAAGCGCGTGGCGGCCCGGCGCGGCGGCTTGCGGGACTGACGTAAGAACCATTGCCACCACTTCTCGGCATCCGAGCGGCAGAAGTTCAGCCATGCTTTCAGCGTGAATTTGGGGTGTCCTTGCTTTTCTTTGAACTTCTGCACCACCAGTTCGCACAAGCGGGCGGGCGGCACGCTCGGGCAAGCTTCGGGCAACTGGCGGAACCCTTCGGCAATCTCGTCCGGCAAGGGCATCTCGGCCATCGCCTCCGCAAACAGCACCACCTCATCGCCGGGATTCGGCGTCTCGGGCGGATTTTCACAGGGTTCGCTCTCTCTAGAGAGATTTAAGAAAGACATATATAAGGAAGGGGCCTGTGGATTTTCCGGCAACGTGACACCCCCCAGTGGAAAAGCGGCCTCCAGGGGTGACTCCGTGACGCCGGCCTCGCTAGTACGGGGTGACTCTGTGACACCCCGGCCTAGAAACACCAGTTCATGCGTGTCCGGCGCTCCCCCGCGACCGGGCGACGTGGCAATCACGTCGATCTGGTTCAAGCGGTCCAGCGCGCGTTGAATGGTGCGGCGGGCCAAGCCCGTGGTTTCCGTCAATTGGGCCAGCGACCGTTGAACGCCGTGCCGGATCAAATGTCCCACGAGGACGACTTCGGTGGCCGAAAGCCCCAGGCGTGTCGCTTGGTCAAACAGGAGTTCGAGGGCGGCGCTCACGGGCGCACCTCGGGAGTAACTGGTACTCCAGTACTTAGAAAATTCATTGGCTCCCCTTCCACAAAGAGCCGAACCACCTACACTAGAAGCGTGGCTCTTGGGCCACTTCCGTGTGGTGATCGGGTTCAGGTGATCCAATCCCCGTCCGTTTAGCAGACTGGTGCGGGCGATTGGGGTTTACATCCGGTCACAACCGAGCCGGACGCAGTTGGCAGGAACGAGTTTGGGGGTTATCTCATGGGTAGCTCCCTCCGGTTCGTTCCAGTCCCACTTCCTTTCTAGCGCATCGTTGGGGGAAGATCATATCTCTCACTCCGATAAATGGTTATTATAAGACTACTAGATGCACTCCCGCCAACTTGCTCCAATTAATGTAGAGGCACTCCACTCCATGCGAACCCAACTCGAACAGAACTCCACGCTCTCCTTCAACACCGAACGAATGTACGCGGCAGGGTGGCGGCGCTTTGACGAGTGGTGCGGACGCGCCGGGCGCGAAAGCCTGCCGGCGAGCGCCGAAACCCTGGCGCTCTATGTGGTGTGGGGACTCGAAACCGAGAACTACCGGATGCAGACCATCCGCCTGCACCTGAGCGCGATTGCGCACAAACATCGCACGATGCACCTGGAGCATCACTGCGCCGACAAGGAAGTGAGCCGATTGCTCGCCCTCGAATCGCGCAAGCGGAAGGAACGATCCGGCGCCAAGAAAGCCCTGCCGCTCTCGGAACTCAAAAACATGGTGGCGCTGTGCGATCCGGCGCAACCCGTGGACGTGCGCGATCACGCCATCCTCGTGCTGTTGTTCAATGCCGGGTTGCGGCGCGCGGAACTGGCGGCGCTCGATCTTTCGAGCGTGCAGTGGCGCTCGGACGGCGGCGCGGATCTGTACCTGGGTGCGACCAAAGCCGATCCCACCGGCGCCGAAGCTCCCCTGATTCTCACGCCGGCGCAGCAGGAAGACAATTTCGATGTGTGTCCGGCGCGCACGCTCCAAGCCTGGATCAAGGTGCGCGGCCCGCAAGAGGGACCGCTGTTTCTGCGCACGGACGGCGAGGAATCCTTCCAGTTCGTTCGGATGTGGCCCGAATACGTGTATCGCGTGGCCAAGCGGTTCATTCAGCGGGTAGGACTCGATCCGAAGCTCTTCGCCACGCACTCGTTCCGCTCGGGCATGATGACGCACGCCGTCCTGCACGGGGCCGATTTCGCCGCCGTCATGAAACGCTCCCGGCACAAAACGCCCAAAGTGGCCTATCAGTACCTCAATCAACTGGGAGCATTTCAAAAAGATGTGATGGGGCTGTAAAACGGAAACGCACACGTTTGCGCACCACGGAGAAGTGCTGATACGCTAGCAGACAGGCGCGGGCGCGCTCCGTTCGGTTCCTTCCACAATTAATCGGCTGGAGTCGCGCTTCGCGCCGCACGTTGTTCTGTCCCGCCGCCTCCCCTGGCGCACTTGGGACACCCATATCGTAGCGCGACCGCCCCCGAAGTCCAGCAGATTCTCGTTAGGGAAACTTACTGGTAACAGGCAAAACCCCCAGGCATAGTACGTTTCTAGCGTTCGCTCGCCGCCGGCTTGCGCGGGCGCTTCGCCGCTTTCTCCTTTCCCTCGCCTTTCGACGCGGCCCGGATCATGGCTTTGATCGTCTCCGTTCGCGTATGGAAGCGATGCTCGAAGCGGTACTCCTCTACCAGATCCAGAATCTCTTTTTCCATCAGCATGTGAATCGCTTGGGTGTCGGGAATTTTGCTCGGCATATCGAATGTATTGACTATCCAGATTGGCTTTCATGTATTTTACCGCGTGATTTTATGGCAAGAAAAAGCTTGACGTAATTCAATACATTGGATACATTGAATACATAGCCCCTGTAGCTGCAATGACAGGGGCTAGAGACCACTACCTGTTTAGGAGTTACACACTATGCCCAACGGCACCAACATCGTCCGCGTTCCGAAAGTCGGATCGCTCGACATCACGCTGTTTGAAGATCCGGCGCGCGGCCGGCAAGTCACGAGCCAGAAATTCGGAACCATTGACTTCCTGCACCACTGCAATGGCGGCGCGAATCACATCTATCTCGATCCCGACACCCATCAGGCATTGCTCGATTCGGGCGCTCGTGCGGGCGATGCGGTACGCTTCACCCGGATGCGGCGGGGCGATGCCAACTATATCGAGGTCCAGTTGCTCTCGGACGCCCAAGAACCCGCTCCTGCTCCTACTCCTACGCCGTTCTCTGCGCGTCTGCGGAGCGCTTCCCGTCCCACGCCCCCGCCCGTCGTGATGGGCGCGGCGGCTCGTGAACTCCAGCCCGCCCCCCAGTTTCAGGCGCAACCGCCC